CGCTTTATTGACAGCGTCGCGGGCGCGCTCAAATGATCGCGCCTGACGCTCGAGATTTTTGATCGCCCCCTGCGTTCGCTGGATGGAGTCACCAAACTGCCCCATCAGGCGGCGGGCGTTTTCGGCAGGCCGGGTCAGCCTGTCAACGGCGCTGAAAGCGACCCGGATATCAAGAGTCTTCATTGTCTGCATTCCCGCTGCGAAGTGCCGCCCGCTCACGCCAGCTAACCACTTCGCCGGGCGTCATCATGAAGATTTCGGCGGGCGACCAGTTAAAAATGGCGGCAATATCCGCCACAAAGTCTTCTATGTGCTCAAAGCACACAACCGTGATCAGGCTTCCGTCGCCTGTTCGTTCTTCCCGCCAGAGTCCGCACCGCTCAAAAAATTTACGGCAACCACACATAACTGAATAAAATCACGGGATGCCATTTTTTTGATCGTCACTTCATCCAGTCGCGGTGATGTCACGCGTGACAGCAGCGTAAACATGGATTCCGCTTTCAGATTCAGCACATCAGACAGCGACAAATCTCGCAGAGATCCAGCCTGCTCAATAGCCCCGGTGATCTCCACATACGTGATTTTTTCGCCGCCTCGCTCAATTGGTTGGGTAAGTTTTACGCCACGCTCACTGGTTTCTTTCACAGTGTCAGCAACGACCGTGTTTTCGGTATCGATGTTTTTCGTCTCTTCCATCAGGAAACTCCTTTCAGTCAGAGGCGACGCACTGCGCCGCCTGCATATTACTTATCAGCCAAGCCCGAGCGCGGAACGGATGCGATCGGGCACAATGTCCTTGCCGTCCTTCCGGTAAATGAAGTTCAGCAGGTCAATCTCCCACAACGGGCGATCGTTAACACTCAGCTTGTAGTAGGTGTTTTTAATGGCGTAAGTGTGTGATGTGGCTTCGCCCTGTTTGGCTTCCCCCATATCAATTTCCGTCACACGTCCGCGCATTTCGACTTCATACAGGTCGCTTTCTGCATCGGTGTAGTATTCACCCGCAAAACGCAGCAGCGTGCCGTCAATCGTGCCGCCATACTTAAGGAACAGCTCACGAACTGCGCCCCCCATGACAAAGCTCGCATCAAGCGCGGAGTCGTCCAGACCGAGATCAATACTTACCGCACCCATCATGCCACCACCCCGGTAGCTGTCGGTTTTGCGCGTCAGCTTAGGCAGAGTGACGGACGTCACCTTACCCACTTCGTTTTCACCATCCACAAACAGCGTAAAAAAGCGAAGATGTTTTGGTACAGCCATCAGGCACCTCCCAGCACCGCAAATGCGGGACCAAAGAATTCATCAGTAAACGACTGGTAAAGCTCCATGTCTTCCAGCGGGGGAACAGGCGTATATTTGTAGCGAATACGCACGCGCCCCTGACGTAAATTCGTGGTGCTGTTATCCACGATGTCATACCAGCACTCCGCGCCAATCAGTTTCCCGGCAGTAACCAGTGAATCCAGTTTTGCCCTGATGGCACTGATAACATCTTTCACGTTCGCAGGCGTCAGTGGACTGTCGATGGTTTCAAACTGCGCTTCCGCAATTGAATCAGCCAGCACCTGTGCGGTTCGGGTATACACCTCAAAGATGTAGGCGTTCGTTTCCGGTGTGCGGTTGCCCCAGAAGCGGAACCCGTTGCGACGAATAATGGTCGTGATTTCTTTGTTGTTGAGGCTGTTGGCATCACTGTCTTCGGCCTGCAACGACCAGAACACATGCCTGGACATCCCCAGCACATTTTTAACCGGAACGTTGGACAGCGATTTGTGCCAGCCCTGCTCATGGTCAATGTACGCACGAAGGCCGCACGCATAGGCAGGCGCGGGGAACGTTTCGTTTTTGCCACTTTTCGGGTTGTAGGCGATGAAGTCCGGCCATAAGAGCATCACCTCACGCTCGTTGAATTTCTGGCGGTAGGTAATCGCCTCAGTCATCGTGTTGCAGCCGTGACATGAGGCATACACAAACGCGCGCAGTTTACCCGCAATCACGCACAGGGATTTTGTTACCGCCTCCGTGTCCAGCTCCGGCGCGGCCAGAATACGCGGACGGTATCCGATGCTTTCATCCTGCTCTGCAACAAGCAGCGCATACATCCCCGTATAGCTGCCGTCATCCTCAGAACCACCGATAACCAGTTGATCCTGCGTCTTTCCGTCTTCTTCTTTGTGTTCAGCCACGCGAACGACGATCACCTTTGTGCTCACCTGGTCTGCGATGGCCTTAAGCGCACGATAAAGCGTCCCCGTTGTTCCGCATTTTCCCAGCACGTCATTGACGCGGGTCAGCAGTGTGGGCTTGTTCAGCGGGAACAGCTCCGCATCCGCATCATCCGCCGTTGCCACGATACCGATAACACTGGAATCAACATCATTAATCGCTGTTACCAGGTCGGTACTTTCCGTAACACGGGCACCATGAAAACGAGTTTCACTCATAGCTTCAGCCCCTTGTATCCGTTAAATGATTCAGCAACAATCATCACCCACCACGCGCGTAATCTCACCCCTGCGCTATTCTCCCGCCACGGCGACAACAAAAAGCAGTAACCCACTCCGCACGCACATGCGACCATGCCGCACAGGGAGGGAACAGATGACCGACACCACCATGCAATTGCTCAGTCAGGGCACAGACCCCGTGAAAATGCCGGATTTTGATATTCTCGCGGAGGGTAAAACGCTGTCCGGCGTGGCAGAGCGCCTGATGAGCCTGTCGCTGACCGACAACCGGGGATTTGAGGCGGACCAGCTCACCATCACGCTGGATGATGCCGATGGCCAGTTGCAGCTACCGCCACGGGGCGCGCGTCTGACGGTTCTCATTGGCTGGAAAGGGGAACCGCTGACAGAAAAAGGCACTTACATTGTTGATGAAATCGCTCACGAAGGACCGCCGGACAGGCTGACTGTTTCAGCCAGAAGCGCAGATTTTCGGGATGAATTTAACGTTAAACGTGAGGTGTCCTGGCATGATGTGACCGTTGAGCGTGTGGTATCCGCCATCGCTCATCGGTACGGTCTGAAACCACAAATCAGCGAAATGCTGATGGATATCGAAATCGACCACGCCGACCAGACCGAAGAAAGCGACATGTCCTTTCTTACGCGCATGGCGGAAATGCTGGGCGCAATCACCACGGTAAAAAGAGGTAATCTGTTATTCATCATGCCAGGCGGTGGCGTGAACGCACAGGGCCAGCCGTTGCCCTCGTTCGCCATCACACGCAGCAGCGGCGATCGCCATCAGTTCCGCATTGCTGACCGCGAAGCGTATACGGGGGTACGCGCTTACTGGCTTGATCTTAATTACGGGAAAAAGAAAAAAGTCAGCGTGAAACGCCGCAAACCACCAAAACCCAAAAAGGAGAAAAGCAGCAGCCGTGAAGGTGATTATATGGAAGGTGCGGAAGGCAATGTGTTTGTGTTACGCAAGACTTATCAGAACGAGCAGGCAGCAAGACGCGCAGCGGCGGCAAAGTGGCAGCAGCTACAACGCGGAGCCGCATCATTCTCCATCACACTGGCACGTGGACGCGCAGAACTCTACCCCGAAATGCATGGCACGGTAACAGGATTTAAAAGCGAGATTGATAATCAGGACTGGATTATTGCAAAAGCCGAGCACACCATTGATAACAGTGGCTTTACCACACAGCTTGAGCTTGAGGCAAAAATCCCGGAATGGATAGCGGAAACAGAGTGAGGAACTTAGAATAGCGACAGCACCACGTTAAGGGAGGTCGCTATGTTCCGTTGTCCGCTTTGTGGCGCATCTGCCCGTATCCGCACCAGTCGTCCGGAAAATGATTCAAACACCGTGCGGCAAAAGTATTACCAGTGTAACAATCTGGAATGCGGCGTATGCTTCTCAACACTGGAAGCTTTCCATAAATTCACATCAAAACACGCCTCCGGCGTTCACTCTTCAGAAGGTATCCCGTGGCATGAGCTGCCAGCTTCACACAGGGGAAACAATCAGATGAGTTTGCCTTTATCTCAGAATTAACAAGCAGAATTGCCGGAGTAACAAAAAAGCGATAGATTACGCGCGGGTGCCTTTCGGCTGATGGTCGGAGGGAATACCCGAAGGCCAGATGTGGAAAGGCCCCGGAAAACATTTCTGTTTAACCGAGGCCCTAACCGTCTAACCTTAGCAAGTGATAGGTTAGCGCCTCTCCAACAAAGGAGCAAGCGCTATGTCGCAAAAATCGCTTACGGCCATCACGTTCTGCGTGACGGTAATCCTCATCATCTGGATGCTGCACGGTTCGCTGTGTGAAATACGGATGAGCTTCTGGGGAGCGGAGTTTGCGGCGTTCTTACAGTGTAAGCAGTAAGGAAACCGCGACGGGGAGGCAACTCCCCGTCAATCGGTTGCTAGGGTAAGGCCGATAAGGCACCCTATCTCATAGGCATGAATAACAACCCCGCAGCGTAAAAACTGCGGGGTTTCTTTTTGGAACTCTCACTAGCTAGTGAGGCGTTAACTGCACATAATGCTCGCACAACAAATCAGTTAAAAGAGATTACTCAGCATTCTCCTGCTTCCATTGCCGGATCATTTCATCGGTAACATCACTTTCATAACATACCACGTCATACCCTCCAGTACGGCTATATGCACTGCGTCCACCACATCTACTACCATTCCTTGCATGATTATACGGACACGCACAATTGCCTGGATAAGATTCAATGGATTCTTTAATTATTTCTTTCTTGATCTGAGCATCTGACTTTCCTGTTGCTGCATACCCACTAAAAGATACCAAACAAAGGCAGATTGCCATTAATAAACCACATCGCATACCGATACACTCTATTACTAACCAATCATAGCCCACATCATAAAATCGAGATGAGGAGTACAACACCTTTAACAAGAAGGTGCCATCACGATAATATGCCGTGCAATTCATCAAAAAAAAGATCTATATCAAAGAGATAGAGTTATTATCAGTGCTGCAGACATCAGCATTCGAGGCAGCAGAAAGACAGTAAATCTAACGAATTTGTCTTTTTCTCAGGATGTTGTCAGATTAAAAAAGATAGAGTAGCGCAGAAACCTTTTGGTGGATGGTAGGAGGAAAAATGAAGTTGAGTGGGAAGATCCCAGAAAAAACTTTGGTTTAACCAAGGCCCTAGTTCAATATGCGAAATGCAGATGAGTTGCAAGAGAGTTTTGCTTCACCCTTAGAGTTTAAACAGACGTGTACTATTATTATTTCTGCATATCGCCACACCATCGCCACTTTACCGCCATTTAACAAAATACAAATACAAAAAAACCACCCGAAGGTGGTTTCACGACACTGCTTATTGCTTTGATTTTATTCTTATCTTTCCCATGGTACCCGGAGCGGGACTTGAACCCGCACAGCGCGAACGCCGAGGGATTTTAAATCCCTTGTGTCTACCGATTCCACCATCCGGGCTCGGGAAGAAAGTGGAGGCGCGTTCCGGAGTCGAACCGGACTAGACGGATTTGCAATCCGCTACATAACCGCTTTGTTAACGCGCCAAATTCTTCAGGCCTTTCAGCCAGACATCCGCTTGACGCCGATGTCTTTTAAACTGGAGCGGGAAACGAGACTCGAACTCGCGACCCCGACCTTGGCAAGGTCGTGCTCTACCAACTGAGCTATTCCCGCATTCATCAAGCAATCAGTTAATCACTTGATTTTATTATCGTCTGGCAATCAGTGCCGCCGTTCGATGCGTTGCATTCTACTTACCTGGCGCGATGAGTCAACGATATTTTTCACCACTTTTGATCGTTTGCTGAAAATTACGCCGAAACGA